CAAGCGCTGTTATTATTGACACATCATCAACGGTGGCCCCACTGATGAAAATCTCGTCTGCCGCTGAGTTTATCTGAAACAGAGACCCAAAACCCTGTCCTGATTGGTTTGGTACTATCACAACCGTCAGTAAGTCTGGTGCTAACTGGTTGTGTACATATGCGGCTAATTCTGTGAAATAGAAAGTGTCTCCGAAGTCCCAGTTGTCTAAGGCAAAGAACTCGTTTATAGCGGCGATCACCCTGGTCTTGATCACTGCGTCTGTGACATTGGTTTTTGAGTTCTTCACGACCTTGAATGTTGCTTGAAGTTCTTCATTGGCACTTGTTCCAAATAATATCTTGTACTTGACCGGATGATACACTATCTGATCGGACAGAGATTTCAATGGGTTTAACACACCCGAATAGTTTATACGCAGTGTGTCTGAAGTAGATGTTGTGGGTTTTGATCCACCGTCCTGTAGCCAAATCCTGAATAGGTTGTCATAGGTCCTCTCCAATAGGTAGACATCCACTATGTTTGAAACGCTAGGATCTATCCTGGTCTCTTGTCCTGCGTGGTGTTTGTACTGGAAGTCTATAGAACTTCTGCCTCTCCTCGCATAGTAATCTGTGGTTGTTGTCAAAATGTTTGTGGTTGAACTGTACTTCTTGACAACATTTTCCGTGTCTGCGTAAAAATAAAATAGTTGTCCGTCGGTGTATGTTGTTGTGTTTAGATTGATGTCAGTTTCGTTCTGTGTCACCACGAAGTTACTCGCCGCGTAAGGTCGGAATCTTTCTATGGTGTCATATGAGATATACTTCTCGAAGAACACGAATTTTGTAGACACCGATGTGTCTGGTTCCACGAATATATCAAACAGTTCTGGGTTGTCTACGACGCCGTCGTCGTCACGGTCATAGAAACCAACCTTGATCTTCCTGTTGTCTTGGAATCCGTCGGCTTCGGTCACTGTGTCCGTGACCTGCCATGTGATGGGATGACCTATTGCGTTTCCTGAAGATAAAATAGAATTTGTCTTTAAAATTTTAACCGTATCTTTGACCACATTACCGGTCTTGTAATCGTAGATTCTTTCCTCCGTGTCATAATGGAATTTGTTCTGTGATTCTGATTCAAAAATGTAGTCCAGTTTTCTGTAGTGCACTGTGTAGGTGTTGCCGTCATTGGTGAATTTGAACCACCAACTGGCGTCTAGATTGGTGCCAGCAGTACTACCAGTGTTTGCTAGACTGAACACAGTGCTGGTGCTTAGGTTGGTAGTTGTTATAACTCTCCATTCTTCGCTGTCCACATCATATCTAAGACCAAAGTCCTCATAGTTTTCTATCCTGTCTATGATATCTGCCTCCAGCACAGTCGAAAAAGCAGTTGTGAAACTCGGGATCACCGCATTCAACACAGCACCGTTGGGTATAATATCATTCAGTGTGATAGGTCCCACTCCTGTGGAAAGATTACCTTGTCCGTTGTTCGAACCATCTCCCACAACGTCTGATATCTTAGCCCAGGCTCTGTCCTCGGCGTTGTCTGTACCTGATGTCACTAGTGTTCCGTTCAAGAACTTTCTAGTGTCTGGTGATGTAAATTTTATCAGAGCACCTTCCTTGGCATATTTGAGATTAGATGTTGCAAAATTTCCCACAGCCAACGCACCGCCCGATGTGAAGTACCCAGTGTTAGTGTTGGTCGTGGTTGTTGTGGAATTCCATGTCGCTGTCAGTGACGTCAGGCTTTTGGCATCGTACTTGTCATAATAGAACTGCCTGGCATACGCTTCTTTTAATTTTGTTTCAACAGAACCATCAAGGACTGATTGTATTTCGCTCCTGTTGTTGAAGGTAAATGTGAATGTTGGTGTGCTCTCTTCCCTGTAGAGAATTCCGTCCTCAGCGAACACTGAAACGTTTGAATATGCCCCTGTTGGATCCAGTATCTCCTTGGCCCTTGAGATTCCCGAAGCGCTTCTGTTCACAGATCTAACCTTGACGATTTCTTGTGATGCCGACAATGGCACAACTTGGTAGTCTTCCGCTGTGATCATCCTGTTCTGAGAGTAGTAAACCTGTGCCGCTTTTTCTCTGATCGAGTCATTTGATTCCGTCGCGGCCGAATTATAAACCGATTGTTTAAGACTCAAGGTAATCGTCAAAGTCTGTTGTGAACCATTAGCGTCTATGTAAGGAACAGATAATGATACCGCCTGCATGTCGGCAGGTTGTATTGCATACTTGGCGTTGTCGCTGATCCTGTAGTATGTTCTAAAGTTGCCCAATGGTAGATTAGAGAAGTTGCCGTCGCCAAACACAAGATCTATCGTGTCGTTGTTTTTTGTGACAACATTGTAAATATTCCTTATATCTTTTGATAAAGAATTATAGATGGCGTTGTTGCCTGTCAGTGCTGGTACCTTGGTCCACTGTTCCGCAATCTGTCCAAACTGATCCAATCTATACAACCATACATCGGTATTGTTAACATTACTGGTATCAAAACTTTTAACATAGTTTGTTATGGCGGTGTCTACAGAAAACTCCTGTCTCTCTATAGTTCCTTGTTTGAAAAGGAAAAAGAATCCTGTGCTGTTGGAACTATCTCCTGCTCCATCCGACCTATATGTGTATGTCAATCCGGTTCCGGGTACTGGAGACGATTCATAGATCGACTCCGAATCTGTTATAGTACTCGACACTATTTCAAATGCCCTTGTTGTTCCACCAATGCTTTTACTGAAAGTGAATATCGGCAAATCCAGTTGATTGGAACTTAAAGTGTATACCTCTGTATCGACTCCACCTATCTTGTTTGCTTCTCTAGGACTGCCGAACAGTTGTCCGGTCTGGTTGGCCGCGTTCAATATAGCAATAAATTGTTCTCTGTAATTGGAGTTGGCGGAATCATTCCAAATTATAGTTTGGTTCGCTAAGTTTGTTCCCGAACTGTCATTGACATTCTGTGTAGTAGATATAGAATCTACTTTTAATAGTCCTGTGGCTGGAAGGTTTCTCTTTGCGTTGTAGTTGATCAGACGTGCAAGCCTTAAAATAGAATTCCTCCTCTCGGCTGTCTCTAGGAAGTTCTCCCTTGCGTTGAGATCAACCCTGAATGACAGGGCCTGTGCTATGTAGGCTATCAGATCTATGAGGGCCACATACTCAGAACTCTCAACAAAATCATTGAAGTCATCTGGATAGTTCTCCTGAAGATACGCCACCATAGTTCTCCTCAGTGTCTCGAAGTCGTAACTTTTGAAGTCTGCCTGTTGGAAAGCCTGGTAGATCTTACGCCAATCCTCGGCTACTAGTAATCTGTTCTGTCTATCTGTTGTGGCCATTGTATATACAACGGTATTTATATGCGAGGAAATGTGCGTATATTAAGATAGACGTAGAAGCGAGTTCTCATCAAAGTTGAACCTCAGTTTCTCAGTGATGTTCAGGGGCACATATGTTATAGTGGCCTGTATAGCCAAGCCCTTATCGGCTTCTGTGACCAGTATCTCCTGTGTGCTGATACGTGGATCCGCGTTAAGGTTTGCTGTGACATCCTCCACTATAGCCTCTTTCAATGCTTCCGTGAAGGGCTCAAACAACGCATCATATATTATAGTTCCAAACTCAGGATTCTCCACACGCTCGCCTTTCCTGACGGAAAGCCTGTTGATGAGGTCCTGTTTGGCAACCTCGAAGTCGTACAGTTTGAAGTTTTGCTTATCCGCACGGCTACTGAAACCCTTGAAGGTCACTTTCCTGTTTGATAGGTCTTGGTTCTTCTCTGCCATTAGTTCAATCTCCTAAATTCCACGTCCACTTTATTATAGTCAACCATGTAGAATCCCGTGTCGGTTATAACACTGGCCCACGGCACCTCTTGTGCCATCACGCCCTGGTATGTGCCCGGCAACTGCTTGTATTTAAACTCGTAGATGTTGATTCCCTGTGCGGATCTGCCGATTAATTTTATGTCTTCCTTCAATCTTTGGTCACTGAATTTAAATCCACTGAAGAAATTCTTGACCACACCACCTATGGCACCTATCTTGCTGGATAGATTCACTCCCACGTTCTGTAGGAAACTCTGTCCCAATCTAGAGGCGTCCCTGGCGTTGAACAGTCCCGCCTTGCTGGCCAGGCTCTTGACCTGGTTCATGCCCACTATCTTGCCACCTACAACACTTGAGTACGTCTGAGTTATACTGCTTAGGTTAGATATGCTTGGCACTATGTTGCCCGCTGAAAGATTCTTTGTGAGACCTTGAACAGAGTTCAAGGCGTTATTGGCCAAATCAATGTTGCCAGAAATTCCAGACAGTGTGTTATTACCCAGTGTGAACAGTTCACCTGCTTGATTGACGAAAACGTTGTCCTTGAACAGTTCCGTGCTCTTGCCCGTGAACGACTCCACCACCTGTGACGTTAGATTTGATGTCAGATTCTTAACATCTGTGTTGAATTCGAATCCTTTGATCTTCTCTGATATACTGTCCTTGATGTCGAAAGGTAGATTTATTTTATTTGTTATTCCGTAGATGTCATTGTACTTAGATCCGAAGTCGGTGAGTAGTTGTTTGGCTTTGACTGCATTGGTGCTCGATCCCATCTTCTGTTTCACGTACTCCAGTGCGTCCGCTTGGTATTGCGCATCTCTAATCGCGCTGTTCTCACTCAGCCTGTTCTGCTGGTTGACGAATTCGGCCGTACCTGGTGTGTTGGCCAACTGGCTCCATCTCTTCTTGTCATCACTGTCCACCGGTATGATTCCATCATTACCGATCACGCTGGCCCTGAACATGGGTTCGTGTGTGACGAATCTGTGTACTGTGGTCTTGGTCTTCCTTGTGAACTGTTCTAGAGGTTTGATGCCTTTCTGTGTGAGCTCCACATCTCCCTCGTCCCTCAACTGCATTCCTGCTTTTTCTGGTGTGAGCCAATTTGGCCCCCACGTTGGGCTCGCGCTGGTCGAGTTGAAGTGAACCTGCGATCCCGCTAGGTGTATCTGTCCGGAAGCGCCATGTAACTGTGTGCCACCGGTGAATGATGATATTCCGTCCCTAGCATAGTCTCTTACAGATCCCGCCTGCGAACTATTAAGTATGCCCTTCTCTCCGAGGTTCAACAGTAGGTCAGCGGAGTGTATCATCTCCTTGGCCGAACTGAATCTTACCTGTCCGTTGGCATGCATGTTGATGTTGCTGTCTGAGTGCAGGTTGAAGTCTCCCTCTGTCCTCATATTGATACCACCCACTCCGGAGTATAGATCTATCCTACCGTTGCTCTGCATCTCTATCCAGGCGTTTCCCGAACCGTTTGCTATGTACACAACACCCTCGGTGTCGTGCATCAAAAGTTGATGTCCCGAAGCAGTTCTTAACCTTGTCAGTTGGTTCGTACCGTTAACGGCACCGTCGTCCATAACAAACGTGTGACCTGTGGTCCTTGTCACGTAGTCGGTGGCTTCTGAATCTTTTGAACCCACTTTCTTCTTTGGTGTGCCGGTATCTTTCCTACCCGGTGTGCTTATACCAAACACCTGACTGGGTGTCTCTCTCCTGGCCGACGACGTCGTTGTTCCCCTAATTGGATCAGCTATCAAGCCCTGTTTCAACAACACATCCGCGAAAGGATGTATAGGTTTTGGGGTTGACTCATAATTACCATTGGCGAGAGCACCAGGTGTGTTCCTGTTAAGTTCACCGGCTGGTACTGTTTTTGTTCCGTAATTTTTTTGCTTGTCGATTAAATCTTGTTGTGCGCCCGGGGGGCCTTCCTGTTCCCCGATCACTTTGTCCCAAGTGTTGGCACTGGCCGCTATTCCCGGTGTCATGTGGTTGGTGTAGGGATCCTGAACACAACCTATCCAATAGGCCTGGTCCATCTTGCCCTCGGCAAATATGACGAGAACCTTGGTGTCTAGGTCAGGTGGCACCGCCCAGAAACCATACGAATGTTGACTGTCCTCGAACTCCCTGGAAACACCGTTGGTGTACTGTGCGCCCTTGGCACCATAGAAAGGTGATAGGTAGTCACAGGTTATCAACTGCTTCTCTGTGGGGTTCTCTGTCTTTACTAGGCTTGGTATGAAAACCTTGAGCCTTCCCATCCTGGCTGGGTCCTTGTTGCCCTTGACTATGCCAAGGTAGGGTCCGGAGTTAGTGACCGACCATTCCTGGTTCCAGTTACTGCCCGACGGTTTGGGTGTCGAAGCGTGTCCTTTCAAATAATCTCTCTGTGCCATTAACTAAAAAATCCTTTTATTTTAGAAATCAAGTCAGTGAACTTTCTTCCTATGTTACTTACATCCTTGTACACACCCTGCAGTTCGGTAACGAGTTTCTGTGCCTCACTGAAGGTTTTTACTTCAGATGTAGTGCCGTCTTTTGATAACACAACAGATGTGGGCACAGGGTTAGATATAGTCACTCCTTGATTGTTAAATCTTGTTATCTGTAATACGTTGGTGTATTTGCCGTCCGAGAAATTGTGTTCCACTCCGATCACCCTGTACAGTCCGCTGAACTCGGCCGACTGATCACTCTGGAGGTCATACACCCCTGTCCTGTCATTGAGATCTGTGGGCATCCTGAAATTCAGGAGCACGATGGGTTCCGCCACGTCGGGATTGTAGCAACGGAACTCATCGTTCCATATCCTGTTCCTGGCACTCTGCCAGTAGTCCATGTCTGTGTCCCTGTGTATGCGTTTGGTACCAAATAATTCAGGACTCACTGGTATGAACTGGCTCTGTCCCAGCCATGCGGGATCGCCCAGTATCTCCATCCTGATGTTGACCATGTCCGCCAACGGGTGTGTCAACGTGTCAAGGAACGCGTCCAGTTCTGTGGGCGTGCCTCCGGTCTTGCCCGTGCCCGGGCTGGAGAATATGGTGGACTCGGTCTTCAGTAGTAGATTGCCATCTCCGAAATGTTCTTGTGCCGTCGTCCCTCCCGTGGGCTGACCCCTGACATTCTCCACCGTGTTCTTCCTGGTGTTGGTGGCCTGCACGTCCTTGAGTGCGCCTTGGTAATAAGCCACCCTGTAGTTGATGTTTAGGTCCAACACATCCACGTTGTCGCCCGTGAATATGTAGTTGTAGGTCTTGAACACGAAGTTCTTGAAGTTCTTTCCTGTGCTCACCCCTGGTATGGACAACGAGTAGGCGTGTATCTTGTAGGGCTCTATGGTGAACTTGATTATCTTGGGATTGGTCGCACGTTTCAAATCAAAATTGCTGTCGTCGGGTATCACACTGGATTTTATCCTGAAGTATTTGAAATAGAATTCCTCGGCTTGTTCCAGCACCGCCTGTGCGCCACCCTTGAACTGTGCCAGGCCCAACTCCCTGGATGCTTTCTGTCGGAACTCTTTGTATTTCTTTTCAGTGAAATCCGGATGTCCCTTCATTATCTCCTCGAGTACCTTGATGATGTTGTTTCCTGTGTTGACCTTCATGAATTCCACCGGAACGTCTCCTGTGTCCACCACACCAACCACCTCGGTCTGTTGCTTGTACATTCCTGTCTGATCTATGCTACTGACATCGAATGTCTTCTCAGGATTGAGATCCTCGTGTATGGAAATCTGATACTTGTCTGGTATACCGATCTTGCCCGCCGCTCGATCATCCTCCGCCCCTTGGTTCATGAGGTCCTCCAGCGCTTTGACAACATCCGCGACGGTCTTGCCCTGTGGGTAGAGACTGCCCGACGTCTTCAACTCCGTGTAGGTGTTGACGAACCCGAACTCGTTGTAGGGTATGGCCTTGACCGTGTAAACGGTGCCCGCTTGATTTACATCCATCTGCATGTCTATGATCTTGATCGGTATCACACGCTTGGTGGCATCCTTGCCAAATTGATTTATCACGCGCGACTGCTCGTCAAAACCTCGGAACTCCACCGTTAACAGATAGGGTGCGTCTAAGTGATCTAGATAATTGTTGTTGATGGCCGCCCCACGAATCCTCTCCAGGAGCGTAATGCCATAGGGCTCAACTATCTCCATGGTTATGTCAGTGACCGAAGTTAACCTGCGTTTCTCGTTCAATCCCGGTAGGGAGTTCATAATCACACTCTTGATGTATAAGTCTCTGTTCTGGCTGAGTACATTCCTGCTCTTGTCTACGGCGCCTTTTAATCGTTCGTTCTCGTTTATAATCTTTTTGTTATCAACATTAATATCAGCTCTGTCTTGGTTCTCGTTAGCACCTATGCCCGAGCTCCTGGCTATTATGTCGTGTGGTCTGGACTTCAACAGCGTGGCGGTGTTCTCGAGATCCTTCTTGCCCAGACCACTCAGTGTGAATAGTGTGTTGTAGGACGCGAACTCGAACAGCATGTTGGGATCCGATATGTTGGTCACATAGGTCTCGTTAGTTTTGTTTATGGTAGATTTGTTGGGTGCTACATCGTCCGCTGTCGCGTACTGCGGCTGTTGTGCAGATGTCTTGTTAAAATGATCTGGCATGATCTAAATCCCTAGATCTTTGAGCAGATTGTCTTTCTTGGGCAACTGAACCGTCACTCCTGGTTTGAAGTCATAGATCGGATCCTCTATCTGGTCTGGATTCCTCTGAGCGAACACCCACCAAAGCCTCGGTGATCCATATAAGTCATAGGCCAACAGATCTGGTCTGTAAGCGTAGGTTCTCTCAATGGTGTAAGATTGATCATCCTGCTCTGCTGTTATGGTCCTAGGATTCATTATGTCTAGATAGTTCGATATTTCACGTGTCTCGAAGTACGGCGAAGTGTTTGAATATTTGGCCATTAGATAAATCCTACCTCGCTACTGCCTTTGCCATTCAACTCACCCCTGACGAATTTCTTCATCGAGAAGTTTTTGATCGAATCTCTGCTGTATATTGGTGTGATCAAAACAGATATGTTAGAAAGTGTTGGAGCCCACGACTGTGAATCACCCTCGGCGTTCATAAAGAATCCTGCGTCCGCACCTGACAACTGTTTGTAAGGTGTATTAGTCTGTTTAGTCGAAATATAGTCTATGCCCGGTCTCAATTCAACGTTAAAAGAGTTGATCACCACCGGTATCTTGTTGAACATGTGATCACCATAACCATAAAGGTGCATGATAGGTGGTGGGTTACCTTTCAACCCATCACCGTCGTCGTTGCCGAAAAACATTTTAGTCGCCGTCCTTAGAAAATTAACGGTGGCCACCCAATGTTTTGCGTCTTCACTGTTCTGCACAGGAAACTCTCCTATGATGTTCATCTGATCCACTTGTGAATTTTGGTAAGCATAGTGTGGGTAATTGCTGTGGACCTGATCCATGGTGTTGTAGTTCGCAGAATGTTGTATCACGACTGCCGGTGTCAATGGCCAGAAAATACCACGCGATTCAGCCAGTGGTGTCATCAGGGGATTGTTGTCAAAATCAAAGAACTTCTGTAATGGTGATGCTTCCGGCACTTGTAGCCTAACGCGCCAGTCGGTCTTGTCGTTCCTGCCCGACCACTTAGCCCTGGCCTGCACCAGTCTGGAATCTGTAGAAATACCAGCACCCGTGAGCCTGCTCAGGGTCTTGTTGAAGAAACTACCTGCTACGTTCTTTATTATTCCACCTAGTGTCGCCATGTATTATAGGTTGCTTTCCTTTGTAAAATTTCGTATACTTTAACTATATTTATAGGCACAATTTTAGGCGCACTTAATTACTCTAGCGGCACGATTCTAACCGACCTGTTTGTGGTCACTTTGCAGTACATTTTAATATAAAGCGAAAGAATTTATGAAAAGAGTCAAGTACCTAAACAACCGAGATCTACTGGCACAGATACACGCCAGCAAGAACACCTATTGCTCGTATGTCACGCCCGAAGATGCGCAGTACGATATCATCGTGCCCAATCTGAAGAAGATCAACACCAGGAGCATAGCAGAGGCCAAGAAGATCAAAGCCAAGCGCCTCACACAGGAGGCCTGGGAGCAGGCCAAGGCGGCGGGCATGAAAAAAATCAAACTGGCGGACTACACTGTGTCACCCCGGAAGATCGACAAGACGGAACTGGTGTTCCGTGTGATGATGTTCGATCACGTGCCCATGGACGACACACGTAAGAAGAACCCTAAGCAGACAGCAGACCATCACAGCAAGGTCAACTTCCCACCATTCCAACACTACAGACTGGACAAGAAGGGCAAACTTGTATGTGTTGGAAAATCACACTGGGTGGGCGGAATGAGTAATGGTCACTTCTCCGCGGACCATGGTAAGATGACCAACCAACTGGCCTTGATGTACATGAAACTGTGTGAGAGGTATGGCACCCGAGCTAACTGGAGGGGCTACACATACAACGACGAGATGCAGTCACAGGCACTGATGCAGTTAAGTCAGATCGGATTACAATTTGATGAGTCAAAATCAGACAACCCTTTCGCATACTACACTGCGGCTATAACGAACAGTTTCACACGTATATTGAACATAGAAAAGAAGAACCAGGCCATCAGAGACGACCTGTTGGAGTTCAATGGCATGATGCCGAGCTTCACCAGACAGAACGAGAACGAGACCACAGGTCCTTCGTACAAGAAAAAAATGAAGACCGCACACGGCGAGGTTCTACAAGTGAACAAAACAGGGATCGCTAAACTGAACAAGGTCCTAAAGAAAAAAGGTAAACTGGAATCGTCAGATTTTGAAACTGTGAATTCCAGGAAAGTAGACATGACCAACCACAAACCCGTAGTGAAGAAGAAATGGTAACCCATGGCATTCTTTAAAAAGGTAGCCTGCTTCACTGACATACACTTTGGTCTCAAGGGCAACAGTCGTGTACACAACGACGACTGCGAATCGTTCGTGATATGGTTCATAGAACAGGCAAAGTTGCATGGTTGTGAGACCTGCATATTCCTAGGTGACTGGCACCACCACAGGTCCGCCACCAACGTTTCAACTATGAACTACACTGTGTCCAACATAGAGAGGTTGGGCAAAGCATTTGAGAAAGTCTATGTCATAATGGGCAACCATGATCTATACTATAGGGACAAAAGAGAAATCAACTCCATGGAGTACATCAGGAACATACCCAACATACACATCGTCAACGAGTGGTTGGTGGAGGATGATATCGCGATCATACCATGGGTGGTCGAGGACGAATGGAAACGGATCGAGAAGATGACACAGAAATATGTTTTTGGACACTTCGAACTGCCCTACTTCAAGATGAACGCCATGGTGGAGATGCCAGACACAGGCACGATACAGGCAGATCATTTCGCGGGCTGTGGCCGGGTGTTCTCAGGACACTTTCACAAGCGACAGTACATGAAAAACATCACTTACATGGGCAACGCCTTCCCACACAACTACGCAGATGCGGGAGACGACGAGCGTGGCATGATGGTGTTGGAGTACGGTGGCGAGCCCAAGTTCATCAATTGGCCTGACATGCCTAGGTACAGGACCATAAAGATAAGCGACCTTTTAGCGGATCCTGACAAGCACCTGAAACCAAAGATGTATGTAAGGGTCACATTAGATATCAAAATAAGTTATGAAGAGGCCAACTTCATAAGGGAGACCTTCATAGACAAATACCAGTTAAGAGAACTACAACTGATACCAGAACAGATCGATGCCGCACAGCAACCACAGGTAGAGATACAGAAGTTTGACAGTGTGGACCAGATTGTTATAAAACAACTACAAGGAGTGGATTCGGAGGTGTATGACAAGAACATACTCACCGCGATCTACAATGATCTAGATGTCGAGAATCAGTAAGCGTAAATTGATAAAAGCACTAAAGGGAAACCTAGAGATGCCCGTGAACAGGAAAACACTTTTGGATCAACTGGCCAAACCTGTGACCCAGGAGGAATGGCTGAGAGGATACAGAGAATGGAGAAGGAAACAACTTGCTGACGATTAAGGAAATAACGGTCAAGAACTTTATGAGCGTGGGCAACCAGGCACAGGCTATCGACTTCTCTAACAAGAGTTTAGTGTTAGTGATAGGCGAGAACATGGATCTGGGCGGCGATGACGCAGGAGCAAGGAATGGAACAGGCAAGACGACTATTATAAACGCTCTAAGTTATGTATTTTACGGAGAGGCACTCACAAACATCAGGAGGGACAATCTGGTAAACAAGACCAACGAAAAGGGAATGTTGGTCAGCGTAAAATTTATAAAGAACGGTGTGACCTACACTATAGAGCGTGGTCGTAAACCACAGATATTTAGATTTTACGCCAACGACATTGAACAAAAAACAGATTCCAACGAAGCACAGGGCGAGAACAGGGAAACACAGATAGAAATTAATAAACTACTAGGCATGACCCACGCTATGTTCAAGAACATAGTGGCGCTGAACACCTACACACAACCTTTCCTTAGCACCAAGCAGGCGGAACAGAGAGAGATCATAGAACAGTTATTGGGTATCACTTTGCTGTCGCAGAAGGCGGACCTATTGCGTGAGAAACAGAAGGCCACCAAGCAGTTGCTGACAGAAGAGAAGATGAGATTGGATGCCAAAGTGGCGTCCAACGAGAAGATACAGGAGTCCATAGAGAGTCTGAAGATCAGATCGTCCGCATGGACAAAACAGAAGGCACAAGACATCGAGAGTTTTAAAGAGGCAATTTCAGAACTGGAGAAAGTGGACAGCGAGATCGAGATTGAGAAGCACAAGAAATTACAGAAACACAACGAGATGCAGACGGCATTGCGTGGACTGATGAAAGAGAAGGCGTACCATGAGGACTCATTAACCAAGGCAGAATCAATCGTGGAGAAGACCGAGAAGGACTTGGAGTTCGCGGAAGCGGCCAAGTGTCCCACTTGCGAACAGGCACTGCATGACGACAAGCACGAACATCTCGTTGGCAAACTTAAATCCAACCTGACAGAGAACCGTGAATACGCAGACAAACTGCGAAGTGATCTTGCAAAAATACAACAGGCCATAGATGACATAGGTGATCTAGGACAGGTTCCGGACACCTACTACGACACCATAGACGAGGCCTATAACCACAAGGGCACACTACAGGACCTGAAAAGACAACTGGAACAGACAGAGAAGAAAGAGGATACCTACGCGGAACAGATCGCAGAATTAGAGAGCAAGGCTATACAGGAAGTGGACTACGAGAAGGCCAACGAACTGGAAGACCTGCACAGACACCAAGACTTCTTGTACAAACTACTGACTGCTAAGGACTCGTTCATCAGGACCAGGATCATAGAACAGAACTTGACATATCTGAACCAGAGGTTGGCGTTCTTCCTGGGCAAGGTCAAACTGCCACACACTGTGACATTCCAATCAGATTTAACTGTGCGTATCGAGGAACTGGGCAGGGAACTGGACTTTGACAACTTGAGTAGAGGTGAGAGAAACAGATTGATACTGTCATTGAGTTGGGCGTTCAGAGATGTGTGGGAAAGCCTTTATCAACAGATCAACTTGCTGTTCATTGACGAGTTAGTGGATGCAGGCATGGACATATCAGGTGTGGAGAGTTCCATGGCGGTGCTGAAGGACATGGCAAGGACACAGCAGAAGAACATATTCCTTATATCCCACAAGGACGAATTGGTCAGCAGGGTAAACTCCGTGCTAAAAGTGGTAAAAGAGAATGGCTTTACCAATTATGCCAACGATGTTGACATCATAGTGTAATTTTTCCTATTGACAAAACCACATCATACGTGCTTTAATTAAGACGACGTTAATTAATGTTATCGTACGACAACAAGAAAGGACGTAAATTATGTCAAATGAAACACATGAACAGATCATGACAGAGATACAGACTTACTCAGAAGAGAATGGTAAGTTCGTAGACAAGGGTGTAAAAGCATCGGCGACAAGGGCCAGAAAGGCACTTGCCAACCTTGCTAAATTGATCAAAGCAAGAAGAAAAGAGATTCAAGAAGTCAAGAACGCCGCAAAAGAGTCAGCGTAATCGATCATTGGATTTTGCAAAACCATTAGACCCCCGGCTAGAGATAGTTGGGGGTTTTTTACGACTTGAGGATTCCTTTACCGTGAACACGCACACGGATGTGTCCGTTGTAGTAGTCATTTGATTCTAGAACTTTGCGTGCGAACTGTTCTCGTGCTTCTATATAAGAAAGTTCTGCTTTGGAATAACAGTAGAATAGTATCTCTCTAATGAATTTTTCCTTACCAAGTTTTAATACATCTGCTGAAAGTTCGTCACTACTTCCGTAGTAGTCCTGCCAATCCGAGTCCACCTTGTACCTACGCTTGTTCTTCCTGCCTTTAAGCGGTGGTCTCGATCTCTTGAATCTGGCCAACTTCTTGCCGATGTACATCCTGCCGTTGGTGGTGTTGGTTATCTGATACACGAATCCCACCACGTCCTCAGGTAGGCTGGTAATTTCATTTCCTTGGTACTGCCAATTCATTGTGGTATTTAAAGCCAAAAATATTGACCATCAAAGAAAACTCGTATAAACAAGTGCGATAGGCAAACTACAACTTCTCAAAAAAATCTCATAGGCAAACATAGCATCGCAACCAGTGAGCAAGGAAATGCGGCTAACAAGCGACAGGTGAATCCTTTGATGCAAACGGCAAAAAATGATGGGGCTCTTAGAAAAAGATAATCCCCAGGTCCGCCAAGAACTATCATACAGGGGTTTGGTGGGCTCGCGTTGTAATGAATGAGCTAAC